CGTGACCACGACGGCGCCGTTCGCGATGACGTGGACCGAGTCGCCGTTGAAGAAAAAGGGCTTGTCGATCGTCACGAGGGGAACCGAGGATTCGATCAGCCCGGTTTTAGGGTCCTTGACCCACGCCTTCTTCGTGGCACACTGGCCGGTGTTGAAACGGGCGAGGAGAGAACCGTTTTTCTCGTAGTTGGCCTTCATCTCCCCCATCTTGTTCCTGATATCCAAGATAGCTTTTTCTTGGGATTCGATCTCCTTGTCGAGATGCTGGATCATGGAATCGTACCGAGCCTTCGCCTCCTTCGCGGCCGCGCTTTCGGTGATAGCCTTTTTCCTCATGTCCTCGGCCATGACCTGGCCGAAACGCTTTACGGCGGCCTTGTAATCAAAGGCGGGAGTCGTTTCACCGGGTTCCACGCCGAACTTGGCGAGCTTCGCGTTGTCGAGAGATTTCTCTAATTCTTTATTTGCCTTGTTCAGCTCGTCGTAGGTGTCCTTGTTCTTCTTTTCGTATTCATATTTCAGGATTTCGAGCTGATCTTTCACCCCGACGGCGCGGGCCATAAGGGCCTCGTGTTCTCTCTCGAATTCCTTCCATGTCCTGAAGAACTTCTCCCCAACGAAGTTAGCGCGAACGACCGGAGGGAGGAGAACGAAGTCGTCAACGTCCCCCTTAGACTCCTTGTCCTCCGGGTGCTTCTTCGTGAATTCCCCCTGAAGCTCCTGGAGATACCACGCGGAATCAACCATCGGAAGCCAGGGGACAAGCTCGATCACCGGATCGTCGGTGAGGCGGCCCGTCCCGATCACCTTCCCCGCCGGGGAGATCATGAATGTCGGGAGATAGTACCGATAGGCCATCTTGAGGGCGTCTCTCCTCCCGTTGTGAGACATGGCGGATTCGTGCGTTGAGGGAACGGGCGGAACGTCCGCGTACTGGCGCGGGCCGCTCACGAAGACGTGGCGGTTCAGTTCTGATAGGGAATAGCCCCAGGCCGCGCAACGGTTTTCCAGCGTGTACCAGTTGCCGTCCTCGGGATCCTGGATGACCGGGACACAGTGGGCGCTCTCTCGCTGGACGCGCTTCCCGCCGACGACACAGACCGCCGAAGGCCTCCGCGTCGGCGTCGACGTGAGCCGCTCGTACTGCATCTCTCCGGGAGACACTCTCTCGGGCTTCCGAGGAGCCGTCGCGAGCGTCTGCTTCCCGATCCGGTTCGAGGACTTGAGGTTGACGGCGTATTTCCCATCGGGTTGCATCTGGGCTTTGAGGCCGAAGCGTTCCAGGAACTTTTCGAGATGCTGAAGCGCGGGCTCCCCCTGGCCCTCGATCCCTTGCGGAGCGTCGAACTGGAGGACCTTGACGTCGCACTCGCCCACGATCGGCGGAGAGCCGGGGAGTTGGGAGAATAGGAACTCAAGGACGTCCGTGAATCCCCAGGGATTCTGATCCTCCTTCAGGGTATCGTAGTCCCATGCCCCATTCTTCTTGCGGCAGTTGATCCGGCAGAGGAGGCCGCCCTGGTCGTAATACTGCCGGATGTCGGTGAGGGGAACGCGGACCAGGCCTTCCCGGTGCTCGAGGATCGTTGCGAGATCGCGCGTCGCCTCCTCGGTCCCTACGTCCACGTAGACGTCCGAGTACCTAATCTCATGGATCGTCTTCCCGGACTTGTCGTCGAGGGCCCGGAGGATGAGGTCTCCCGAGAGATTGAGGCCGCCGTCAGGATCTGGCATGGGGCCCCGGTCCGCTGTCGTGGTCGCGGACTTCCGGAAGCGATCCCAGGTCCGGATGTCCACGCAACCGTCGTGCTCGACGCCGCTGACGGCTTCCCAGGGGATCGACCGGCCCTTGATCTCGATCCGGCCCATATCCTCCAGCGGAATCTCGACTACCCCGTGCTCGGGTTGCAGGCCGTCCGAGCGCCGGTAGGCCCCCCGGACGCACTTGTAGCCCTGGTAGACGATCTCGCAACGAAGGACCGTCACGGATTCACCTTGCCTTCCGCCGGGACCAGGGCTATAGTTCCCTTGGAGGTTCTATGGATACTGCACAGAGGGAGCGATGGAGGGGGAAGGGATTCGGCCCGTCCTTCTGGTTCGTCCTCGCCTTCCTGGCAATCGCCCTCTTTGCGGTCACGACCTACGGGCTCGTCCAGTATCAGCGCAGGAATTCGGAGGCTCGCGCAAATGTCGAGAGGGCCCGGCAGAGGGTCGAGGAAATAAAACAACGCCGCGAGGACGAGGAACGCGAACGCCAGGCCCGCCTTGAAAAAGCTCTGGAGGAATCCAAAGAAAAGGCGCACCGAGATTTTGAGGCCTGGTACATGGAGAGAATCCGGGCTATTAACGAGCCGAAGTAGACTCATCCGCTCACCGCCCCGTCCCCGGGCGCGCTCCCCAGGCTGATGAGGTTGTGGTTGTCCGAATGCTTCGACGACGGCTCCCCCTGGGTTGACTTCCAGACCTCGTGATAGTCCAGCCGGTACTCCCCATTCCTCGGATCGCCGTTGATGACCGGGCCCTCTCCCCGGCGCTCCATGTCCGGGCAGCGCCGCATGGTCTCCGATTCGGTGAAGTGCTCCCCGGGCGGTTGCATCGCGGGATCGTAGCTGATGATCGTCCCCTCGACCTCGGCGATGGAGGCGGATCGTTGCTTCGCGTACAGGACGGGGTCCGCGTTCCCGGCCGACGGGCGGTCGATGAATCCCTTCCCGGGCTTCCAGGTGACGCGGCAGACCCAGGACTTCACTCCCTTGGTATCGGCCTCCCAGATCCAGACCCCGGTCGCCCGCTTGTCCTGGGGGAACCTCTCCGTATCTTCGATCGTGTACTTCTCGGCCGGCCTGAAGCCCATGACGGCGCTCAAGGCGCTCGCGACGGAGGTCGATTTCGAGGTGACCTTCCAGACCTTCCGAACTACCTTCCCGTTCTTCTTCGTGACGGCGAGGGAGGTCTGGAATTCGTAGAGCGTCTCGCCGCCTCCGCTCGCATTGCCCTTGCCCTTAAAGGCGATCGTGAAGGCGTAGCGCCAGTGGCCTTTCCCGCTCCCGCCCTCCTCGCGCCCGAGCGAGCGGAATTCGGTGACGTAGGGGCCGTCGAATCCGTCCTCGGGCTTGAGGTCGAAGCGCGTCGTTCCGTCCTGCTTGATCTGAACGCGGACGGCGAGCGTCTGCTCGGTGACGAGTTCCGAGTACGTCACGAGGTTCGCGCCGACGGTGGCGGGCGTGGGATCGACGAGAATGCCCTCGACGTCGAAGAGGTAATCGACGCTCTCAATGTCGCCGTTCTCGTTGGTATTGGCCTTGAAGGCGCTGTCGAAGCGCATATTCGCGTCGATAGTCCTGGCGGCCGCGCCTTCGTCGATGATTACGCTCCAGCCCATGTTATTGAGGCTCCATCAAGCTCCGGATGCGTTCCTGATACCAATTCTGGAAGAATTCCCGGGACTCGACCTTCGAGATCGCGTTGTATTCCTCCATACGCTTGGCTTTCTCCTCCACCTCCCTCTCCCGCCTCTCCAGGATCTCCTCGACCCTGCGACGATTGAGGATGACCTCGGCCTGCGCCTTCTCGATCCGCTCGTTAAGCCGCTTCACGGCATGGGCGAGTTCCTGGACCGTTGCCAGGGTCGCGAAGACAACCGCGCCCGGGGGGCCACCGATCATGGCCCCCGTGACCGCCGCCGTCCCGATGTGCGCGATCGGCTGGGCGGCCTCGGGGATGCCGAACTCCGAGACGATCATCCCGACGCCGAACGCGATCCCAGTCTTCGTGAGGCGGTGCTCGATCCGGCTCGTCACGCGGTCCAGGTTCGTCACCTGCGTCTCCGCGAGCTTCAGACTGGCTTGGAGGCGCGCGACGGCCTGGCGGATGCCCGCCGTCTTCTGGTCAACCTGGAGGACCTTCGCGTCCACCTGGGCGAGCTGGCCCCCGACGGCGCTCAGGTCGACGCTCAGTCCTGCGCGGATCTCTTCGCCCATGGTCTTACGCCACCTTCTCCTCGGGCTTCTGAACTGTCATGCGCCGGGCCTGGAGTTTCGCGATCGCTTCTCGGGCGAAGTCCTCCAGGAGCGCGCCATCGAGCCCCGAGATCTCCGTGGCGAGGACCCGGGCTGGATCGAAGAAGCGCGAGACCCCCCGGGCCACCTGGACCAGGGCCCACTCGGCCTTCTCGTATTCCGCGAGGAGCGTCTTCAGCCGCTCGCACGCCCCCGCGTAGTCGACCGCCCCGCTCTCGAACCGTTGGCGGGCCAGGAGGAGGACGGAGAAGACCCCGTTCGCGCGCGTGAGAGCCTCGACGTAGCCGTCGAACTGCTCCTCCCCGAACTCCCGGAAGGCGAACTCCGTCACGCCGAACCGGACCCCTGGCTGCTCGCCCTCGTCGATCCACTTCCACGGGACCCCGGGGGACCCCGTCGCTTTCTGCTCGTCCATGCTCCGTCTCCTTTCGTGACCCGCTTCTACACGGTGATCGCGTCCGCCAGGCTGTCGGTGAAGAGGTTCGAGCCCGACTCGGGGAGGCTCACCCGCCGCATATGCGAGAGCTTCGTCGCGATCTTGCCCGCCTCGTTGTTCGTGATCGCGACCGTAAAGCGATCTCCGAGGCGCGGGGTCAGGATGTCGAACGTGATGTCGTTGTCCTCGTCATCGACATGATCGAGTAGCGCGTGGGCGGCCGCCTTGTCGAACGTGGCCTGGAAGCGCGTCCCGTTCTTCATGGTCTTGTCGATCGCGGAGGTGCTGGATGTCCCGCTGATGGTCGAGTCGCTGCCGACTTTCGTCGTGCGGTCGGAATTGTTGTACCACTCGATGAGCCAGACGTTGGCGGCCCGGCGGACGACCCGGACGCAGAGGACGCCGCCGTTCATGTCACCTTCCTTCGGGGTCGAGATCGTGGTGGCGGCGGCGACGAAGATCACTCCGGTATCCCCGCTCTTCGTGGGGGCCGCCAGACCCGGGCGCGTGAGGATCGTCGTGAGACCCGTCGGGCCGTCCTCGTGGGACTTCTCGCACGTCAGATCGTTGTCCGCCTCGATGATCCTCGTCCCGTCCGGGAGGGGCAGGGGAAGCTCGATCGCGAGCTTGAGCTTCGGGGCCGTCACGTCCTCGGAGACGACGGTGATGACGAGCGTCCCCTGGAGGGTATGGCTGATCCCCGCCATGGAGGTCTTCGCGAGGGTCCCGCGGTTGCCGCTCTTGGCCGTGAGGGACCCGCAGGCGATGACGTTCGGGGTGACGTAATAGGAGTCCGCGACCATCTCCCGCCGCAGGGCGCCCCAGATGCCGTTCCGGGCGATGATGGAGATCGCGCCGTCGATGTCCTCGTAGTCGTAGTCGATGGCCCCGCCGGCGGCCTTCTCGTCCGAGGCGGACAGGTCCGCCTTCAGGAGCCCGAAGAAGCCCGCGTCGCTCTCGACCCCGCTACGCCAGGCCTGCCACTCGCTGGCGATCTTGGCGGCGAGGGTGTTCTGGAGGTAACCCGCGAGCGTCGTGTAGACGTTCTTCTCCTCGGTGTCGGACAGCCCGAAGCCGTTCGTCTTCGAGAGGATCCGCGCGTAGTGGGTCGAGCTCGAGGCGAGGGCGGCGTGCTCGTAGAACTTCTTGAGCGAGTCGCTCACGATGAGCAGGGTCCCGAGCTGGGTCGGGAAGGAAGCGTATGCAAGGCCCACGGGGAACCTCCTATTAAGCGAGTCCGATCGTCACGAAATCACTTCCCACTTCCGTCGCGATTCCCTTCGCGCGGAAGACGCTGTATTCCTGGCCCGACTGCCCGGGCGGATCGATCTTGAGGAGCACCCCGTAGAGGTTGATCGTGAGGACCGTCCCGTCCTCGGCCGTGGACGTGATCCGGTAGCGGCTCGGCGTCCCTGCCCGGACCGGGTCGAAGATCGCCCAGCTCTCATCCGAGTAGTCCGCGAGGAACTCGATCTCGGCCTTGAGGGCGCCGGCCTTGTAGATGCTGTACATCCCCGCGCCCTGGTCCCAGAACTTCCCGAGCCCCTGGTCGAACATGACCCGGAGCGCGCGGAAGCGGAGGGAGACGTTCGCGCCGGCGGGGTCCCGGACGAGCGTCGTATTCGCGGTCGGGAAGATGCTCTTGTCGGACGGCTGCATGGGCGCCGCGGGGAACGTGATCCCGCCGGCGTTCTGCGCCTGGACGAGCACCTTCCGGCCCGCGTAGGCTGCGCGGAGGGCGAGGTACTTCTGGCGCCCGCCGAGCCACTCCAGGGAGAGCCGGGGAATCCAGGCGTCCTGGATCCGGACGAGCCGGCGCGTAACGGTCCCGGCCCCGAAGCGGTCCTCCACGTGCGCGAGGGTGAGCCAGCGGGTGGCGGAGATCCCCGTCGCGAGCGTGAAGGCCCCGGCGGCGTAGGCCCCGAAGTTGCTCTGGAGGAGCCACTTCAGGGCTGCCTCGGTGCCCTTCACGATGAGGGTCCCCTCGGGCTCGTCCTCGCCAAGATACCGCGCGTCGTCCTTGGGGCCGTAGTCGGCGTCCATGTACGCGTCGACCTGGACGTCCGGGCCGGCCCAGATCGCTGTCTCTTCGGTCCAGAGCCGGGTCGCTCCCGCTGCCGTAAGATCGGCGGCCGGTGTTCCCATGGCGGACTGGAAGATGGCGTATAACGCCGCAGCTCGACCGGCCCGGACGTTGGTCGGGACTACCAAGTTAAGACCACCTCCTCGCTTCCACCTGGAGGGAGAGGACCGTCTTGTAGACCATCTGGGGCCCGGAGGTCCCGTTGATCTCATCGGGCCCGTGGGAGTCGATCTGGACCGTCTCGGGGGTGTAGAGCTGCCGCTGGCTGGAGATCGCGAAGATCGTCGCGGCCCCCGTGAGGGCGTCGCGCACGGCCTCGGCCTTGACCCGCGCCTCCTTGGACCAGTCGGCGTTCCCCGTCCGGAGGGACCAGTAGATGATCTCGATCGTGTACCGCTCCATGATTTCGCCGGAGGCGGGGCCCTCGAACTCCTCGACGCCGCGGAGGTCCACGAAGAAGAGGTTCATCGAGCCCGAGGTGATGTAGCTTCCGTTCTCGACCAGCTCGACGTCGTCCTCGAGGGTCTTGTAGCCGTTGACGATGGACCCCTGGCCGGAGAGGGCGGTCGCCACCGCCGCGATCGCCGCGTCCAGGGTCGGAGTCGTCGCCATGTCAAACCGCCTTCGTCGCGAAAGGGTTCGTCCGGTCCGCGCGCGCGAGGACGTGGATCACGAGGGAGCCCGTGACCGCCTCCTGATTCACTTCCGTCTCGTGCGTCCTCTCCTCGGCGACCCAGGTCCTCCGCGCCAGGTTCGCCGCGCCGTTGTTCCAGTAAGGGTTCGCGTACACGAGCTTCTTCACGTCGGCCATGAGGATCGCGAGCAGCGCGTAGGTGGTCGCCACGCAGATGAACTGGACCTCGATCAGGAGTTCCTCGGCCGCCCGAAGGTGCCAGCGGTTGTTCGTCCCGTTGTGGCGGACGACTACCGCGGGGCATCCGGCCGACCGAACGTCGGCGGGGGCCTCCGGAGGCCGGAAGATGTTCGCGGCGAGGACGGTCTCCTGGTAGCCTCCGCCGATCGTAATCCCCGCGAGCTTCGTCTCGATGAGGTCGAGAATCTGTTCCGTGAGCGGGGCCGTCATCCTACCACCGCCACTTTCTGGGCTTCGGCGCCCGGTGCTCGACGATGGTCTTCCAGGTTCCGAGCTTCGGCGGCTTGTACTTGGCGGCGCGCGCGGCGTCCATGATCTTCCGGCCCTTGGCCCAGTCGATCTTCCCGGCGTCCGACTCGCCCGCACGGGGCTTCATCGCAGCCGACTTGGCCGCGAACTGCTCCATCGTGGCCTTCTGCCACCGAGCCTTCCCCTGGAGGTTCTTCTGCCCGAAGCGCGTCTTCGGGTCAAACCGCTCCTTCGCCCACGAGGCCTCCCTGGCGGTGTCGGCCGCGGAGAGTCCGCCGATTTCCTCGAGGGCGACTCCGGCAATCGCCGCGGCGGCCCCGACGGACTGGCTGGCCTGGGACGCCACGAACCGGAGAGCCATCCGGAGCTCGTCGACCGTGAGCTTGCATTCCTCGATGAAGACTCGGCGGAACCCGAGCTTCCCGCTCGCCTCGTGCTGGGCGGCGTAGTAGGCGATATTCCCGCCGATCGAGGCCCGGAGGGCGGATTCCCCGGGGCCCGCCCAGACCTTGTACATGAGGGACCGCTGGAGGCGGCCGCTCTTGCGGTAGACGCCGGGAGGACCGGAGAGGCGCTCGCGCATCATGCGGGACCGGAAGCGCCGGCCACCGCCCAGGAGGACGCGCCGCGTGACGGCGGCGACCTCCCGCTGGAAGGCCGCGAGCTGCGGGGCCACCGAACTCGTGTAGACCGACATCCGTCTCCCTCTTTTCGTCTCCTTCCGGGTCCCCCTCGGGGGCCCGGGAGGAGGCCCCCGGTTACCCGGGGGCCCCAGAGAGAGGCGAAGGCGGATGCTCTAGGCGTCGACCTTCAGGAGGTGCCCCTGGTTGACGTCGATCACGACTTCGTCGACGTCGTTACGGGCCCGGAGGATCTCCGACCGGACCTGTTCCTCGCGGTACTGCTCGACGGTGAGGTCCTCGGCGTTCTCCGGGACCCACACGAAGGTCCGCGCGACGGCGGAAGTGCTCTTCGGGTCGTCCTTCTCGCACACCCGGCAGACCATGGCGTAGTCGTCCCCCCAGATGTCGGCGAGCACGGCGTCGAGCCCTTCGTTCGCGGTGTTCTTCACGGCCCCGCCGACGATCAGCTTCTTGAGACCGAAGATCGCGCCCAGGTTGGCCTTGAGCATCTCCTCGGTCACGATGTTGACGCCGGGGAACCGGGCCTTGATCGCGGTATTGGCGAGCAGGTTGTCCCGCTGCGCGGCGCCGAGGATCAGGGCGTTCGGTTCCATGCCGGTCCCGGTCCGGACCTTGCTTTTCGCGGCCGCGACGTGGGCGATCGCGTCGGAGGCGACCGCGTCCCAAGGAGCGGCCGAGACGTCGGTGTAGAGGCCGGAGCCCCCACCCGTCCAGGTCGCCGAGAAGAGCAGGGCGGCCACCCGGATCTCCTGGATCGTCTTGATCCGACGCATGATCTGGCGGAGCGTGACCGCCTCGAGGTCGAAGTCGCTCGCGTAGTACTTCCTCTCGCTGTCGTCCACGGGGCCTTCGAGCCCGTGCTCCTCGCAGGCGAAGGACTTGTCCTCCGCCCCGACGGAGATCCGGTTGTAGGCGGACGCCTTCGCCCGCTTGTCGTCCCCGCTCATCAACGCGGTCTCGCGCGTGATCGAGGAGTAGTTCCCCTTCTGGACGGGGGTCTTGCACCGGGGGGCCACGAGGCCCGCGATGAACTGGCTGAACTCGGGGTCGTCCTGGTACTCCTCGTAGGCGGCGCCGAGGTCCGGCCTCGGGGTCGCATACGTTCCGCTGTAATTCATGCCCATGGCTCTTTTCTCCTTGTTCCTCTTTTCACTCGCGCCTAACGGCGGGCGCGCGGCGCCTCACGATCCGCCCCGGCTTACTGCCGGTGGAGGATGACGATGAAGTCCTCCAGGTAGACCTCGTTGTCCGCGTGGGCCACGCTCCACGTCGCCTTGAGGGCGATCGCCACGTCGCCCGAGAGGTCCTCGGCCGCGTCGTCCTTGCGAAAGGGCTTCGCCGTGACCGTGCCCTCGACGCCGTTCGCCACGAGGCCCGAGGCGCTGATGTGCCCGCCCGCGCCGGCGATCCGGACGGTGATCCAGGCGTGGATGAAGACGATGTCGGCGTCCGCCGCGTCCACGGCGGGGGTCGCCACGATCTCCTCGGTCCCGAGGTAGGCCTTCACCGTCAGGGTGTCGGTGCTGTTGTTGTCCAGCACGTAGGCCCGGGCGATGACCTCGATCACGTCGCCCGCCTTGAGCTTGGCGCCGTCGATGGTCTTCGAGCCGGTCGAGAACGCCGTCTCAACCGTGGTGTTTTCCACGTCCGTCGAGTCGGCGACGGCCGCGTGGATAAGGCCCTCCTTCTCGGTGGCGGGCATGATCTCGATCACGGACAGGTTGGCGGTCCCCGCCTCGAGGGCCACGCCGAGCGAGGGGCCGCAGCCGGCCGCGTCGTCCACCTTGCCGTCGTCCGTGCCGAAGACGGTGGCGTAGGCCGCGACGGCGTTCGAGCAGACCATCTTCCGCGTCCCGGGGTGCCCGTGCATCCGCACGGCGACGGGGGTCGTGATGGCGACGGCCTCCTCGGCGATGCCGATCCCGACGTCGTCGGCGTCGGCGTAGACCACGTTTCCGCTGGAATCCAGCTTCACCCGGCGGTAGGCCTCGAGGGCCTCCCCGGACGTGAAGGTCCGGATCCCGGTCCTGTTTTCCTGGCTCATGCTTTTTTCTCCTCGTTTCCTTCAGGGTTCACGTTCACGTCACACAGCTCGGGCCTTGACCGCCGTCGGTCACCTGAGCCCGAGGACCTTCTTCTTCGCCCGGACTTCGGGGATCCGGCCGATCTGCTTCTCCACGTAGGCCTCGTGGAGCGCCGGCAGGGTCCGCGCGACGAACGACATCGCGGCGACCATGCCGCACTTCTTCTCCGCGGCGTAGGCCCGGGAGGTCTCCATGAAGTCCGCCGAGCTGGGGCCGGCCTCTCCGGCCTGGGGGACCGGGGGCGCGCCGGCGGAGGCCGTGGGCTTCGGGGCCTCGGCGGCCTTCGCGGCCTTGCTGTCGGCCAGCTCCTTCGTGAGCTTGGCGTTCCGCTCGCGGAGCACCTTGCCGAAGGCGATCTCCGCCTGCTCCACGCTCGCGCCGACGATGATCTGCTCGAGGACGAACGCGTCCTCTCCGGGGAAGGCGGCACGGATGTCCGCCTGCCGCTTCCGCTCGATCGCGAGCTGGTCCGGGGCGGTCGGGGCGACGGGTTCTCCGGCGCCGGCGGCCGCGGGGGGCGTCTTGGGCGTTTCGGCCATGACGCTTACCTCCAACTGGGGGTTTGAAGCTGCGGCCTCCGGAACACCCGGAGCGCCTTTCGTTCCCTGTCCGTTCACGACCTGGTCGATCAACCCCATTTCGTTCGCGACCCCGGCGAGCCAGGTCCTCCCGCTCGCCCAGGTCCGCACGTCCTCGACCTTGGCGGCGCGACCGCGGGCCACGTCGGAGATGAAGTTCTCGGCCATACCGTTGATGACTTCGCGGAGAGCGTCGAGCTGGGGCTCGGTGATGGGGGCCCCGGGGACGCCGGCGCCCTTGTGCGGGCCGCTCGAGATGACGTGGACCTTGACCCCTTCCATCTCCGCGGCCTTGGAGTAGTCGACCGCGACCGAGTAGACCCCGATCGAGCCGACGACGGCGTTCGCGTTCGCGCCGATCTTGATCGCCTGGGCCGCGAGCCAGTAGGCCCCGGAGGCCCCGAGGTCCTCGATGAGAGCGCCGACAGGCTTCGTCTCGCGCGCCTTGTAGATCGCCTCGGCGGCCTCCATGACGCCGGAGACCTGGCCGCCCGGGCTCTCGACCTTGAGCCGGATCGACCGGACGGCCTTATCGTCGAGGGCGGCCTGGACGTCCTCGCGGATCTCGTCGTAACCCGTGGCGTTGATGCCGAACCAGGAGAGCCAGGCGGGGACGTTCTTGAGGAGAACGCCCTTCACGGGGATCTCCGCGACCCCGTCGGCGGTGATGCACATCTTCGTCTTCCGCTTGCCGTCGGGGAGACCGAAGGGGCCGGCCAGGGGGAATCCATCCCTACCAAACCAAAAAGGCTGCTCTTTCCCCTCGTCGTCGTAGACGCGGAGGCTCCAGGTCGACCTCGTTTCCTTGTCGATCTGGCGGACGAGGCCCTTCTCTGCGATGCCCAGCTCGATCCCCGCAAGACGGCCGAGGAACGCCTCGAGCGCCCGGGGCTCCATGGCCCAGACGTCCTTCGAGAACTCGGCGAGGATGGGGTTATTCATCGTCGCTCTCCTCGGGGGCTTCCTTCTCGTCCTCGGGCTTCTCGTCGGGGTCCTCGGCGGGCGGGGCCTTCTTCTCCTCGTCGCCCGGCTGCGGGGCGGCCGCGGCCTTCACGCTCACGGGGAGGCCCGCGAAGTATTCCCAGGGGACCAGGACGCCGGTCTTCTTCTCGATGGCCTTCGCGCGCTCGATCGCGTCCTGGACCTCCGTCTCGCGCTGGGAGAGGACCTCTTCCCGGTCGAGCCCCTGGCTCTTGAGGACCTGGGCCTGGGTCGTGAAGGACCGCTCGATCTGCGTCCCCATCGCCTGCGCTTCCTTGAGCTGGTCGATCCAAGGGAAGCGCGGCTTGATCCACTCGTGGCAGTCCCAGTCGGCGCAGGGCTCCAGTTCTCCGGCGGCGATCGCGCGGGAGATCCGCCAGAGGTAGGTGGGCCGGTGGAATCCGAACTCGAGGAGTCCCTGCCACTTCCCGAAGCTCGCGTGGGCCTGCTCGAGGATGGCCCGGGACTGGCTGTAGTTCGACTTCGTCCAGTCGAGGAGGATGAACTCAAGGGGGAGCCCCAGGGGAAGGCCGAGGAACCGCAGGAACGTCGTGATCGAGGCCGTGAAGTCCTTGCCCGGGATGTTGCGGTCGATGCCCTTCACTTCCTCGCCGGGCCGGCCGTGGAAGATGATCCCCGCGTCGATCTGGTGGATGCGCCCGGCGATGTCGCCCTCCACGTCCTTCGTGTCGTCGGTCGTAGATTCCTGGTAGGCCAGTTCCGGACCGGCCTCCCGCGTGATCGACACGGCCATGCGCGCGAGGAGCTGCCAGGCAAGAGCCTCCGAATCGCAGACGTCGTTGATCCGGTGGAGCATCGAGAAGGCGGCCTGGGCGGGTGGGACTCCGCGGATGCTCGACGGCCTCTCGGGGCGGACGAGGTAGAGGAAGTCGGCGCGGCCGATCTTCTTCGCGTCCGCGACGGAGGGCGCGCCGTTGATGTTCTTGAGATAGGGCGCGACGTAGAACGTCTGGGGGGCCCCGACGGAATCCTTCACGATCCCGTCGTCCATCTGGCTCGGCCCGCGGATCTGCTCGGCCTCGATGAGCTGGAGGAGCCCGCGGTCGGTCTTGATGGCGCCGACGTCGCCGCAGAGGAGCAGCTCGCGCGCGACCATCTCCTCGACGGCGGGCCCGGACTGGAGGCCCTTGATCTCCGGGCTGTTCTCCGTCCACCAGGTCTTCCAGATCGCTTCGGCTTTCGCGTTCCACTCCGGACTCCCGGTTTTCGCCTGGAGTCCGAAGCCCGACCCGGCGATGTTCTCGGCGGCCTTCTGGATCATGCCGCCGTAGATCGCATTGTCCCGGAAGAATTCGCGGGAGAGGTCGAGGAGCTTGGTCCGGTCGTATTTCTCGTGCGAGGCGCCCGATCCCGCGGTCCCGAGGCGCCCTTCGCGGACGGCCACACGGACGGCGTGATAGCCGAGGGCGGAGTACGCGCCCTTCAGGCGGAACTCGTCGGTGGAGGGGGACCCGGGGGGAGTTGATCCCCCTGCCTTGCTTCGATCGGAGGCAAGTTTGCCGAAGTGGAAAAGGCGCCGGAGAAGGTTCATCTTCTAGGCCCCGCCCTTTCCGTAGGGGACGCCGCGGGTGAAGGAGCACCGATTCCCGAGCCCGGCGCTCACGAGCGCGGCTTCCTCGACTTCCTTCTTCGAGAGCGATTCGAGGTAGTCCTGGAGGAAGTCGTAGCTGTGCGCCGTCCCCTCGGTCTGGAAGTTGCCGTTCGAGATGCGGTCGGAGACTTCCTGGATGTGGAGGCGGAGGAGTGAGAGCCTGAGGGCGCTTCCGACTTCCTGAAGAATCCAGCCCGAGGCGAGATTCCCGCTACCGTCTGTTTTTGTCCAAGCCGGGCTCGGCACCGCGCTCCGTTTCTCACCGGATCGCGCGGTCCCCGGTGGTAGGCCTCCGGTGGAAGGTCTACCACCGGAGGACCTACGGCGGGGATCAGCCGCCTGCGCTTACGATTGGAGAGTTACCGGGATAGGGGAATAAATCAAGAGGGAATCGACATGGGGACGCGAAATCGTCACGTATCCGTGACAAACCGTCACTTATCCGTGACAGACAGGGCTATAATTTCTGCCCGACGACCCGAAAGCGGCCCCGGCAGATCGGCGCCAGACACTCCCGATACTGGACGCCTCCGCGTTGCCCCGTGCGCTTCGTTTCCAGCGACCGGCACCTTGGGCACCGGGCCTTCGTCGGGAACGCGAAGCTCGCCATGTCCTTCGCCGTGTCCGCGACGGCCTTCTGGACGCTCAGCTCCTTCGGCGGGGGAGGGGGCGACGAGTTCTCCAACATCGCCACGGGCTTCGATTCGGGCTTCTTCTTCATCGGTTTCTCCCTTCTCCTATTCTTGAAAATGCTCATTCACGAATCACGCAAGCCCGCCCGGTAAAATCCTCCAGTTCTTCGGTCGGCGACGCCTGGCCTCCATGACCCGACCAAGAAGCTCGTTCTGCTCCTCCTCCGTGGAGGCTGCATTGAGGCGAGTCTGGCGGTCGAGCGATTCCTGTAGTGAGGCTTCGCGGCTCATGTTCTCGATGCACCTTCGGGCCATCCTCTGGGCCTTTTTCCGATCCGCGCGCCTCTCCTTCATAAGCTCTCCCTGTTCCCTAACTCACAGAAACCTGCCGGGCGTTGAAATCCAGCAGAACCTGGTATCGCCTTCCATTCCGTACAAAATCCGTCTCCCCTACGTAGCAGGGCCGGACCCACGTTTTCTGTA